CGTGAATAAGACATTGTTGCCCGGAACACAGGCGATCCTTCCATTGGCAAGCTCAATGAAGTGATGCGACTTGGTTTGGCTCGGCTCCAAGCTGTACCCGTCCCCGTATGGTTCTGCGGTGAACATATAGGCTCCACGCATCCAGGTCTGCTTGCCTGCCAGCCACACCTGGCAATCCAGTTCCCGCAGATAGTCGTACTCGATAGTGGTAAAGTTCCAGCCGAAACAGTCCCACCTCTGTGCGTCTCCCAGGGTCCACGGCTCGCCTGTCCCATTGGTAAACGCCAATGCGTGCAGCGGTAGCCCTCGGTACAACGCCCCGCACTTCAGCATGACCGTGCATCCCCAAGCCCGGTGCGGCACCGAGTACAAACCGAACCATACGGCCTCTTCCCAGCCCTTCTCCTGGCCCTGCGAGCAAAGCTCGCGGTTGACCAAGACATACTGGTGGCGTGGCAGGCTTGCGGCGAATGTCATTTGCGGTCCATCCACATCGCCATGAGGGCAATGCCGATGGCAAACATCAGCATCTCGGTCGGACCTACTTCCATTGTGACTCCATAGAAAATTTTGCCTGTTGTTCGCGCAGTGCGGACAGGCTCCGCATCCCCATGTGGGACTTGTCGGTGGATACTTCGCGCATACAACCACCGTGCCGATTAGCTATATCGGCAATAGGCAACTCTTTCGCATTCATGAATGCTCCCCGAGTTGCATACTTTCATTGTATCCAATGAAATTCATTTCCATGCTGGCCCCGTGATCCATGCAACCAACGCCCAGCGTGTTCCGAGCAGGGGTGCCTTGGCCTTGTGCTTGATCCATGAAGGGAAGAAGTTGGCCGACCCCTGGTGCGCGGACTTCTCCACTCCATGCCAATCGGCCTCGACGCGCAACCCTCCGCCAACGTACTCCTCCGGCCTAGACAGGTTTACCACGCAGGTCAGCTTGCGGTCGCTGCCGTCATAGGTATCGAAGTGCCACTTGAACTTCTGGAACGGGCGATACCTCAACACCTGAAGCTGCTGCATATCCATTATGTCGAAGCGATAGTGTTCCGTGTTGACCTGGTCCACCACTGCGGCCAGGTAATTGTAAAGCCACTGGAAGTGCGGTGCCTTGGGTATCCAGCACGATGAGCAGGTCCGGGTACGGCTGGCAACGTGCGTGCCGTCATTCGACAACACCGGCGCACGCTTCATCCCGATGACCTCCGCATCGCGGATGACCATCTCGCACTGCGAGCGGGTCAGGACTTTCGGGACCGTTACCGCCGTGAGGATCTTTTGCTTGAACGGCTTTTCTTGATTTGCAGTGTGCATTCCTTTTCTCCTTTTGCGTATGCCTCCAATGCCTTCTTGAAGGCATAGGCGGCAAGTTCATTCTTGTCATCCTTGATAAGACTCAAACCTACTTTGGCAAGCATTTCAGATGCCTTGTCATCCATGTCGAATTTCATTTCGACCATCTTTACTTCACGCTCTCCGAGAAACTTTATTTGTCCCAGTTCCGCCATTGCGACCTTTCCTCCCTCGACTTGGCAATCAGCCACGAGAGAAAGCTCCCGGCAAACACAAGCAGCGATATGCCTCCGCCGACCAGGAGGGCAAATAACACGGCGTGAAAGAACACCTCGCTAAAGAACTTCAGATAGTCCATCATCTTTCCTCCTCTTAAGCATTTTGTTCAGGGTGGATTGGTCGATGTTCGCCCCGCCCATCCTGCACCAAAAGAGTACGGTGCCGTTCTTGAAATCGTCAAGCAGGTTCTTGATGTTATCTTCCTCGCGGTAACAGCAACAGTCCTTCAGGCCAGGACGCTTGTTCGCCGGGGTCAGTTCGTCCCCGACCAATACCTTGCGGCGTTGCAATAGGCGCAGGTCGTAGATCGCCCGGATGGCAATCTCGCTGGCGAGCAGCTTGACCCGCTCCTCGTGGGTCAGGCGGTTGGCTTCAGCTTTGACCATTTCTTTTTCCTTCCAGAATGATTTTCAGCCCAGGCCGAATAGGCGTTCCATAGCCTTGCCGCATCCATGGCGTTCTGCTTGTCGTCAAAAATATCATCAGCCGGTGGCAAGCCGTTTGGCGGATCGGCACCCCACAGGCGAGGACCAACCGGGTTCTCCATCGACTCCGTCACCACCCGCCACTTGTCGCCATGCGGGATCACCTTGACCGGGGTCATCGAATTTCTTCTTCCAGCTTCTTTATGTCAGCCTCAATCTGGCCGCGAAGCTTGGCCATGTCGTTGGATTGTCCGGCGTAGTGGATCATCTGGGCATCCATATATCGGTTCAGGCCAAAGTGTTCCTCGACGCTGGTCATGCAGTTGTAGACCGGGTCAAGTTCCTGAAGGTCCAGATCACATAGGTGCGCCATAATGTTCATCCATGTCTGCTCGGCAAAGTGATTGGGGAACAATCCGATGGGCGGCTGGGCAAAGATACCAGCCACGCTCTTTGTCACCACAAAGACACCGGTGTTGACGTAGAATCTTGGCTCGATCTTGTAACCAAAAGCCTTGGCCAGTGCCGTCATTCCCGGCTTGCGGTCAAGGTAGGCACCCTCGTCAAAAGCGCAGAACTTCTCGACATCCTTGGAGATGTCAGGGCAGTCCAGAGCGACCAGCACATCAGCGTCAAGGAAGGTGACGACATCGTAGCCCTTGGTCGTCATCAGGTGCGGGATGATAAGCTTGCTGTACTGCACCGGATGCGCCAGCGGCTTCTCGATGGAGATAAAGTCCTGTTCGTGCCTGCGGCAATACTCCTCCATGCGCGGCTTGGTCAGCTTGAGAACCTCCAGCCAGTCGTCCCCGAAAGCCTGCGTGACCACAACTTTCTTCATGCCACCTCGCAAAGTTGTTCGTCGGCTTCCTCCATGAGAAGCTGCTCGGCAAATTCCAGCAGTTCCGGCTCGGGGTTGGCGATGTCTGCGTCACCGTGGCAAACCGTGATGCGCGAGATCGACATATCGTAAGGCACGTCCGCCATGACGTGTTCTCGGTAGCCCTGCGGCCCGATGTCAATGCGGTGCGTCTTGTAATCGCAATCGCCCCATGCCGTGACTTCGCGGCCTCCCCAGATGAATGTTACTTTTATGTCCTCTATTTTCTTCATAGTCGTGGTACTTCCTTTTTGATTTGCGCCCAGGCAAACAAGGCGCGGACCAAAGCCCTTTCGAGGTGATCCGCAGCCGTCTCCCCGTTGTTGTCCGGGCAAGGCGTTGACTTCTGCAACTGCAACATGGCCGTGGACAAGTGACGCATAGCACGACCTATATGGTAATCATGCACCGGCTTGTCAACATGAAACCATTCTCCGTAGGCGGATTTCTCCGAGCCTTTGCCCATAACGCGCCACGTTATGTCCTCGGCGGCTTTGCCCAATTCCTCGATGGTGGGTGGCTTCATAGCTTCATCCCCGGTGGGTTGTACTTCTTTGACCACGCCCATACTTTGAGCATGGCACTAAAGGCGATTCCGGCTTCGTGCAGTTCCTCCTCGCTCCACTGGTGGATAACCAGCGTTTCTGGATCGTTGGCCGCCAGGACCACCGAGACGCACGCAGCTTTTGGGTTATCCGAGGCGATGCGGTAGGCCCAAAGTTGGGCGCAGTCGCTATCGTAGAACGGATCGTACTTCGGATTTACCTTGCGGTTCTTAAGGTCGATGATTGCGTCACCAATTCCATTTAGCCTGACGTAGGCATCGCATCGTCCAGCGTAACCAGCACCGACCAGTGCTTTTTCGCACCAATAGGTTCTTTGGATATTGTCTTCAGCCCACTCTCTAAACGTCTTGATATACGGCTGGAGTTCTGGGTCTTTGGAACAATCACGTCCAAGTAGGATATGCTCCATTTGTTCGTGCATTTTCGTGCCGTGTTCCGCCGCCTTGGTTGTGGATTGCTTCGAGTCTTTGACGACCCGCTTCGCATACTCTTCGAGTGTTTCACCGTCCTCCTTTGGAAGCGTGAGCGAGGACATGATGGCCTGCTCGATCTTCCATGCCGTGAGTTGAGGTTTATCCATGATGCCCAGGACGCTTGTGACCGATGGAAGCAAACCCATCTTGCGCGCGTCCGTAACCGTGGTGTTACGCTCGTTGCCGTTCTTTCCTATGACAACGTGGGCGGACTCGCCTTGTTCCGTATACCAATGTCCCGCCTGGTCCGTTTGGACCAGACGGGATTGGCTAGGCTCTTTCTGGGTTAGGGTAAGAGCCATCTGATTAGAACGGCATCGGGTTGCCGTCTGCGTCAGTGCTGGTGGCAGCCTTGACCTGCGGTGCCGAAGACGCACCGGACAACTCCTTGCTGGAACGGATCTTCTCCTGCAACCATTCCGGCAGTTCTCCGAACTGACCGCCCTCACCCTGCTCGATCTCGTAGAACACCTGGCTGTTTTGGGTGGTGGCCGGAGCCTTCATCGACTTGGGCAACTTGGCGATGCCTTGGATCGCGCAGTAGTTGCGTCCGGCTTGGCTGGTCTTGTGAACTAGGGTGAGCAAGCAAGCCTTGCCCAATAGATTCTTGAGGCTGAAGCTGGCAAGCTCCTTGCTGGTGAACGCCTGACCGCGCCAAGTTTCAAGGTGCTTCCGCAGGGTCGCACGCTCGCCAAGGCTACGGGTCAGTTCGATGGAAACGACCATCGGCTTCGTCACCTTGGTCGTCTTGCCGTTCTCCGTCACCTCGCCTTCGATCACCTGTTCGGGCAACTCGAAAGCTAGGCGGAGTTTGGGGGTCCACTTTGTTTCTCCGTCCCAAGTAACCTCCTGGGTGCCGAGATCTACCAAGCTGAATAGAACGCCTACCGTGGCTCCTGCCTCGGGTAGTTGACGTTCCGTGTTTTTTGCTGTTTCGCTGAGTGTTAGTGCCATGTTATTACTGTCCTTTCTAGTTTGGTTTGTTTGGGTTTAGTGGGGTGGAAGGCATTACAAATCCTTGGGCTACGGTCGTGGCAACGGGTGAGGTATGGACGACATCGACAGTGAAATTTGGAGGGGCGATATGACGGGCGATTTCGCAAAGGTCGTCGGCCTCAATGATGGCCAGCCATTTCTTCTCTCCGTTGCGGCGAAAGAACACCGCCGGGATCTTTCCTTCCGGCGCATCGCCCTTGGCCTGCGCCATCCATTGTTCCGGCTTGATCTGCTGGCAACGCTTGACCTCGCAATGAAATGGAAAGTTCGCGCAGACCACATCCCCGGAACCGCCTTCGGGGTCACCTGCGTATTGCTGGGTGCGCCTGGCCTTCTGCCAGCCCTGCTCTCTTAGGTAAGATGCAAACTCCCGCTCGCCTGCCGCGCCTTTGCGTCTTGAATTGATTGCCATGCCCCACATTGGGGGCGTGTCAAAATTGAGTCAATACTTTTTTATGTCCTCGTCAAAGCAGGCTAATAACCCCGCACCGGTCATCTTCTTGGCCACATGGGGGTTCTGGCGCAACCACTCGGCGGCCTCTTCGATTGTATATACATTTTGTATATACTTTTCGAACAGCCGCCAAGCCTGCTTGGGGGTCAGAGGTCGTTTATGATTCGCCATGAGGACCCTGAATT